GACAAATACACAAATCTTCTCAATATAAAAGACGAGGAGAACAAGCGACTACAGGAACTAGCACTAGAAAGACCAAATGATAACAGCCATTGGTGGCTTGCCGGTGGTGTACTTGGTGGCATAGTTCTTTCCATAGCAGTCTTTGCAGTCGCCGTGGAGATCAAATCAAGTGCCGATAGGTAATTACACTCATCAAAAACTGGTGTCTATAATAAGGCAGACACATGACAGGTTGCCCTCTAGCGCTGGCGCGGGAGGCTCCAGTACGCATTTGCAATACAATGATGGGGGCAATTTAGCTGGAATTGCCACTTTTACTTTTGATGGTACAGACATGAAAGTGGCTGATGATGTTAAGATAAAATTTGGAACTAATAGTGATGCTCACATAGAATATAATGAGGCAGTTGATGACTTTTTAATTATTTCTGGATCTTCTCAAGGCATTGTTCTGTCTGGGTCTGTAATTCAAGTAGATGGCACTCTTGAGGGGGCGTCTCCTCTAAAAATTGGAGGAGCAATTCAGTTTGTGGGCGCTGAAGGAGATGCATCGGCTTTTAATTTTGGACCAAACAATGAGGCAAAGATATTTTTTAACAACTCTCCCTCGAATGCCCTGATTATATCAGGCTCCGCAGCTAATGGTGGGGTCACATTATCAGGATCCTCCGTAAATATAGATTCGTTTGTCGGAATAGGAGTGGGTGAGGGAAACGCCACTCACGCCTTAACTCTACCCGACACTAGTGGTCCCGCAGGGCAAGCCAAGGCAAACGCATTCTTGTCTTATTCGTCAATTAGGTATAAAAAAGATGTGCAACCCCTCGATTCAGCTGTTGACACCATCAGCAAGCTGCAAGGTGTTTCGTACAACTGGAAAGACACAGGCAAAAAAGATTTTGGTTTTATTGCTGAAGATGTAGGAAAAGTAATTCCCGAAATTGTTGAATGGAGCGCCGATCCCCAGTATGCCAACACAATGGATTATACTAGGATCATTTCTTTTTTGGTGGAGGCTGTAAAAGAACAACAAGAGAAAATTGATATTTTAGCTAAAAAAATAAATAATATTATTGTATAATAGTGGCAAATGAAGAAAAAAGATTTTAACTGGGTAGTGAAGGTAGAAAAAGCCATAGCAGAGAAATATGGCGACATAGCAGTGCAGAATCCTCGCTCTTTTTGGGATGAAAAAAAAGAGGCTAGCTACCTCGAACAGATAAAGCAAAGGTATAAAAAAGATAATAGGCAAAGGGAAACTTCTGAAAAGATTAACAAAGATGGTTTTTTCCTTTCAAAAAAACTACTTACTAAAGACGAAGACCGTGTTTGTCCTGCTTGCTTTGAGTACTCGTTTAGTTTAAAAGACGATTTATACATGAACAAGTATGATTGTTGCTGGAAATGTTATATGCAATTTGTTGAAGGCAGAGAGGAAAGATGGGCGAACATAGACCAAAGAGTAGAGTTTTTAGGAAACTTTTATAAGGGGAAAGATAATGGCTAATATTTTAGATGTTGTTCAGACAATACAGAACATCGTAGGACAGAAAGGATATGACGGCGCACTTGGTGAAGATGGCAAGCCTGTTAAAATTGGTCTTAGGAGAGAAGTTGACTGTGTTATAAACGACAGTAGGCTCGTAGATGGGTTTAAAGTCAGATTTCAGGGCAATAAAATGATTTTAAGTTATTCCTCGGAGTGCAATATCAAAAGTGTGGCAGATCCAAAATTTGAATCTAAAGTTGAGCAAAAAATAGCCGATATTGTTTCATTTCTTAAGAAAGAATACAGAGCAGCAGCAGGCAAAAACCTCTCTTTGGTTCAGGAGGGGGAAACAGATATTCTTGTACAAAAGATGTCAAATGTAAGAACTTGGTATCAGACATCTTCTATTTATAAACTTGGCGGCGTTCCCGCTCTCGGAGAAGAGGAGACTCTGCCTCCACAGCAGAGATTGGAAGAGAGCATCAAAAACTGGATTAAGGCTTCAAGATAGTGAAGGCAAATGTCATATCAATTAACAAAAAAAGAAAAGCTTAAAGAAATTGTTAAGTGTGGCAAAAACCCATCTTATTTCATAAACAACTATACAAAAATTTCACACCCGATCAAGGGTCAAATACCATTCAAAACCTACGACTTTCAAGATAATTTGTTAGAGGATTTTAACAATTACAGATTTAATATCATCTTGAAAGCAAGGCAGTTAGGAATATCGACAATCACTGCTGGATATGTTTCTTGGATGATGCTTTTTCACAAAGACAAAAATATTCTTGTCATGGCTACCAAGTTTCAAACAGCAGCTAATTTGGTAAAAAAAGTAAAAGCAATCATGAAAAACCTGCCAGATTGGATGCAGATAGCTAGCATATCTATAGATAACAGAACATCGTTTGAATTGTCAAATGGATCGCAGATTAAAGCCTCGACAACCTCGGGTGACGCGGGTCGTTCGGAGGCATTATCTCTCCTTGTTATTGACGAGGCTGCACATGTTGACGGTCTTGATGAGCTTTGGACCGGTCTCTACCCTACTCTATCGACAGGGGGTCGCTGCATCGCCCTATCTACCCCAAATGGGGTGGGAAATTGGTTTCACCAAACTTTTATTGATTCAGAGCTGGGCAACAATGATTTTCACTATACTGTTCTGCCTTGGGATGTGCATCCTGATAGGGATGAAGAATGGTTTGCTGAAGAGACGAAAAATATGTCCAGAAGGCAAATCGCCCAAGAGTATGAGTGTAATTTTAACATGTCTGGAGAAACAGTGATACACCCAGAAGACATGATAAAGATAAAAGAAAACTTATACGACCCAGTGTATAGGACTGGATTTGATCGTAATTTTTGGATATGGGAAAAGCATGATCCTGATTGCAAATACCTTCTTGTAGCAGATGTATCGAGAGGGGATGATAAGGATTTCTCGGTGTTTCATGTGTTCAAGCTAGAAACCATGGAAATTGTAGCAGAATATAAATCAAAAATCACACCAGATTTGTTCTCCAACATGCTTAATGATGTGGGGAGGGAGTATGGCAACTGCCTATTGGTCGTTGAGAATAATTCGGTTGGATACGCTGTTTTAGATAAGCTAAAGGACATGTCGTACCCGAATCTATACTATTCAGTTAAGTCAACCCACGAATATGTTGAGCAGTATTTGGGTGAAAACATGAACAATGCTGTTGCTGGCTTTTCTATGACCTCTAAGACCAGACCACTAGTTGTAGCAAAAATGGAAGAATTCATTAGAAATAAACTAGTTACAATATATTCCGCCAGACTATTTAGTGAATTGGAGACTTTTGTCTGGAACAATGGTCGCCCCGAAGCTATGAGGATGTATAATGATGACTTGGTTATGGCTCTAGCTATAGGTTGTTGGGTTAGGGATACGGCTTTGGAAGTTAATCAAAGAGATTTAGAGTATAAAAAAGCTTTTTTAAGCACTATGACGAGAGTTAAAACAGAGCTTAATACTGCAATTCCTGGCCAAGTTGGCTATAAACCAATTGCAAAAAGTGATAAAATAAAACAACAACAACAGTTTAGTTGGATTTTAAAAGGATAAAAAATGGCTGATAAAAATAGAAACCCGAGAAATGAAGCGTCTCCCTTATTTAAAAGGTTGACTAGGTTATTTTCTGGTCCTCTAGTAAACTATGATGCCCAGATGGTTGTCAGAAACTCCAAAACTGACGCCGATAAATACTCATCTAGATTTAAGTCAGCCAGCGGTCAGCAATTCAAGAAAACTAGCTATAATCCCTTTTCTAATTTATCATCGGCAGCAATGGCGAATGTAGCAAGAAGCCAGAGGTATGTTGACTTTGATCAAATGGAATATGAGCCAATCATTGCTTCTGCTCTTGATATATATGCAGACGAGATGACAACTTCGTCTCACTTGCACCCCCTATTGAGAATTAGTTGCCCTAATGAAGAAATAAAACTAATATTAACTTCTTTGTATCAAAATGTCTTAAACATAGAACATAACCTTTTCGGTTGGTGTAGGACAATGTGTAAATTTGGAGATCTGATGCTTTATCTCGACATAGAGGAAGATCAGGGGGTCGTCAATGCCATAGGGCTTCCAACAAGAGAAGTCGAACGCCTTGAGGGCGAAGACAAGACAAATCCAAACTATGTCCAGTACCAGTGGAATTCAGCTGGTATGACTTTTGAAAATTGGCAAATAGCACATTTTAGAGTGCTTGGAAATGACAAATATGCACCTTACGGCACTTCTATTTTAGATCCAGCTAGGCGTATATGGAGACAGCTGACCCTCTTGGAAGATGCAATGATGTCATATAGAATTGTCCGCTCACCAGAGCGGAGAGTTTTTTATGTTGATGTTGGTGGAATTAATCCCAATGAAGTTGAGCAATACATGCAAAAAGTTGTCACTCAAATGAAAAGAAATCAGGTCGTCGATGCCAATACGGGTCGCGTTGACTTGAGGTATAACCCGATGTCAGTAGACGAGGATTATTTTATACCAGTTCGCGGAGCGCAACAATCAACTAAAATTGAAAGTCTGCCCGGAGGAACATACACTGGCGATATTGATGATGTCAAATATTTAAAAGATAAACTTTTTTCCGCTTTAAAAATACCTCAATCTTATCTTTTTCGCGGAGAGGGAGCAAACGAAGACCAAACAACGCTAGCTCAAAAAGATATTCGCTTCGCAAGAACAATTCAGAGATTGCAAAGGGTTGTTATATCTGAATTGGAAAAAATAGGAATTATTCATCTTTATACTTTGGGATATAGAGGTAATGATTTAATTTCTTTTAAAATGTCTTTAAATAATCCATCAAAAATAGCAGAGCTTCAAGAGCTAGAGCAGTGGAGAACTAAGTTTGATGTTGCTAGTGCTGCTTCTGAGGGATTTTTCTCAAAAAGGTGGATAGCTTCGAATTTGTTTAACATATCAGAAGAGGAATTCCTAAGAAACCAAAGGGAAATGGCATATGATAAAATAATGCAAGCCCAGTTTGATGTTCTTGATGGGGAGAGCGGTGGAGACGATGCCCTCGGCGGGGGAATGGGAGGCGGTCTTCTTGGTGGCGGCGACGAAGGTGGAGACGAATTAGATATTGGAGACTTAGGAGGCGACGAGGCAGGCGAAGCTGGCGAAGCTGGCGATGAACCCGCAACTCCGGAACCCGAAGCCCCAGACACCAACCTTTTAGCCGTGCCGGGAAAGCGAGATGAGGATGAAGTGGTTAAAATGGCAGTAAAAGGTCCTAGAGGAAAAGTTTTTACCACAACGAACAATTCAAAAGGCAAAATGTATGAGCCTACAGGGCAAGATCCTTCGGGCAAAAGAGCTGTAGCAAGATCTATGAGATCTATGGGAGGAATGCGAGGTATTACTGGTGTTCCTCATGGGGCAAAAGGCATGAATAGGCTTGCAAGAGGTGTTTATACTGAAGAGCAATCTAATTATGATATGCAAGAGCAACAAATTCTTGAGCACAATAACGAAATTAAAAACTTAATAACAGAGATGGAGACAAAGAAAGATGTCAAGCAAGATTAAACATAATAAGAAAAGAAATACCGCTTTTCTTTATGAAGCTTTGGTTAGAGAATTGGCAAAAGCCACCATTAAGAAAGATGGTAATAAAAAAAATACCATTGTTTCAATATTGAAGGAATTCTTTAAAGGTAAAGGTCCTTTGGCTCGCGAATTAAAATTATATCAAGATGTGCTCAATACAAAGACTGAAGATAAAAGATTAGCTGAAAAAATCATGTTTGAATCAAGAATTGAGAGAAGCGCCTTGGACAATAAAAAACTTTTCAATGAGCAGAGTGCACTAATCTCCAGAATAAACAAAGAACTTGATCAGGATGTATATAGTAACTTTGTGCCAAATTATAAAAACTTAGCAACTCTCCACCAAATATTTAATAATCCTAAAATTGAAGCAAAGCGAAGAGTTCTTTTAGAAGAAAATATTTTAGATAGCATGCTAGAGGGAGACGAAGCCGAGACTAGAAAGATACAACATATAGATGATATCGTTTATAAAACTTTTACGAAAAAGTTTAATGAAACTTATGGCTCTTTAAATGAAAGGCAAAAAATGTTGTTAAAAACTTATTTAAATTCTGTTGGTAACGATAGTCTAGAGATGAAAATATTTTTAGATGAGGAATTGCAAAATTTAAAAGAAGAAGTAAAGAATTCCGTCGAGCTAGAAGTATTCCCAGAACAAAAAAGAGACATTTTAAATTTGATTGAGACATATTCTCAAAAAGAGATAGCAGATGATGATTTGAAAAAGATATTGAAGATTCAACAATTAGTCGAGGAATCCAAAGAAGATGTTAAAAATTAAAGTTGGTGGAGCACCAGAATATATAAAAGAATTCATTGAAACACTAGAGATAAAAAAATCTTTGGGTGGTCACTTGATGATTTTTAATCATCGAGACATCAATGTTGTTGTTAAAACCAAAGAAAGAAAAATTGTTACTTACAGTAAGGGAAATTTTAGTGATATTGTTTATAACACGCAAAATAGATTTTTTAACTTCTTAACTGAAAACGGAGTTATCGAGCCAGAGACGATCAGGGGCTCCAATGTTTTTGGTGCACTTTTAGCTGAATATCCCCAGAATAAGGAGATCAAAAATTTAGCGGAAGTGGTCTTGTATAATATTGCTCTTTTTATGCTAGATGAAACAAAGTATATGGAACAAGTCAAGAAAGCTGAAATCGAAAGAGAGGAGGAACTGTTGGACCCATCTGATGAAAATTCAACAGAGTTGGGAGAGGTTCCACAAGAGACAACAAAGGGCACCGCGCAGCCTTTTTATCCCGGATACTCATACGGTCTGGCAGGAATATACAGGTACGAATAGTGGATCTTTTATATTTTGTTCTCGCCTCGTGGGGCATGACTCAGATTTTAGTTTATGGAACAATTTTTGAAAACCAGAGAGATTGGATTATGCAAAAATCTGATTGGTTTGGAACACTTATCCATTGCCCAATGTGTACGGGTTTTTGGGTCGGTGTTTTTTTGTTTGGTATAAATGGCTTTACAGAACTATTTAATTTTGAGTATAATATCGCTAATTTGCTAATTTTAGGCTGCATTTCGTCCGCTACATCTTACGCCTTCAATGTAGTTGTTAGTGATAGTGGCATAAAACTTAATCATATCATTGAATAGGAGAATGTGAAATGACGGCAAAATGGATGTTACAACCAGTTAGGAGATGCTGCAAAGGATCTTAGAGCGCACGGGTCACGCCCGTCAAAGGAATATGACATGACTAAAAAGATGGTAATAAGGGAATACTATGAGCTTTGCGATGGCGGAATCTGTCAAGATTTGCTAACTGAAGCAGAAAAGCGTTTTGTTGCTGATGGCGGCATGATTCTATCGGGAGTGATTCAAAGATGTGGAGTGCCCAATGGAAATGGTAGAATTTATACTGAGGAAGTCCTTAAGAGAGAGATAGGGTTATACGAAAAGTTGGTAAAAGAAAACAGAGCCCTCGGAGAATTAGACCATCCAGAATCGAATATTGTCAACCTTGCTAATGTGTCTCACAAGATGACAGATGTTTGGATGGAGGGTGATGATGTTTATGGTAAACTACAGATACTGGAGACACCATCGGGGAAAATCTTAAGAGCACTTGTTGAGGGAGGTTGCAAAATTGGCATTTCATCTAGGGGCACTGGAACGCTTTCCGAAAGCCCGAAGGGTTCGATTGTTAATGATGACTTTCAGTTGATCTGCTTTGATATGGTTTCTGAGCCTTCAACTGCTGGTGCTTTTATGATGAAAGAAAATAAAGACAGCAATGTTTTTACTAAGGCAGATAAATTAAACAGACTAATACAGGATATTTTAAGTTAGTGATATGAAAAAATCAGAATTTAAACAACTTATAAAGGAAAGTGTAAGGGAAGTTCTTATAACGGAGGGCTTCCTTTCAACAATTGTAGCTGAGGTTGTTAAGGGCATTGGCACAAATATTGTGGTCGAGCAAAAACTAGACAACACTACACCTCGTTCAGCTAGTCAAGAAAAAGAAAAGTTTCAACAAATTAAAAATCAAGGCAAAGCAAAAAAGCTTCATGAGACAAAAAAAAGGATGCTTGATGCAATTGGAAAAGATGCTTATGGTGGTATTGATTTGTTTGAAGGCACTAAGCCGATAACAAGGGGTGGAAATCCGGGAGCCACCGCAGAGCCCAGTTCAGCCTTGGGTGATATAGATCCAAGCGATCCCGGCGTTGATATTTCTGGCTTTTTAGGTGGTGTATCAAATTGGAAACAGATTATAAAATAGGTATATTATGAGAAAGAAGCCGAAACCGGTTAATGTAGAAGTTACACCAAGAAAAAACGAATCTCCTGAAAGAATGATTAAGAGATTTATTAAAAAAGTTAAAAAAGAAGGCATTCAAGACGAATGGCGAGAAAAATATATGTTCTTTGAGAAGCCGACTGATAAGCGCCGACGAAAAAAGAAAGAGCGCAACAGGGTGTTAAAAAGGCTACAGAGAGAATACGAAGCTAAATATAGAGACTAGGAGAAAACAAAATGGCATATTCACCAAGAGCAAGCGGAATTGGAAATTCGGCAGCGTATCAAGTCGCAGGCAGACCATACCTAACAGGCTCCATTGTTGAAAATGGAGATGGAAGTCAGGCTAACAGCCAACAAAAGGTTAATTTTGGAAGCGTCACAAGGTCTTTTCAAATTGTAAACACTGGCTCACATCACCTTTTGTTGCATTTTGATGATCGAACCCAAGCGCCTACTTTAATCAATAGGCACAATTATCTTGTTATAGCACCAGACTTAAATCACTATGGCAGCGGGTCAGCAGACAATTACATAAGTGGGTCTTATAAAAATTCTCCAATTGTAATGAATGTTAAGTGCAGCCACTTGTATATTTCCAGCGGCGGCACCGGTCAGAGTGGATTTCAACTTTCTGCTGAATTAACTCACATACCAACCCAAGACATGTACCCCTTAACTGGGTCTGGTATTAATACTGGCGGCTAATAAAAATAAAATTTCTTTTAACTGTGCACACTTGTGCGAAAAGGGAAAGTTTTTATCTTTCCAAGTCGCCCAAAACCCACCTTAAAAACTATTTATATATGAGCGTAATCTTGCGCTCCAAGCGCCTTATGGCGCTTTTTCTTTAACTTTATCTAAAATTTAATTATTAAATCTAAGGAGGATTTATACATGTCTTCAATATCTGTATCTAATTATCATAAGTATATTGAGTTGCAAAATGTCTCTTCTTCTGGCGACCCAACCGCTGCTCCAGAAGGAGGTGTTTATCTTTTTGCCTCTGGTACATCAGCTGCCCCTAACACTGCAAGGCTTTACATGCAGAATGAGGGCGGATCCGTTACTGATCTATCCAAAACTCTCGACATCGATGCGTTTGACGCACTCGGCGGAACTGGTCTTCACCAAACACAAGACCACTTTGTATTTTCTGACAACGGAACAGAAAAGAAAATCACTTTCTCTAACCTCGAAGATGCAATCTTCGGAAATGTCTCTGGAGACGCAACAATCGCTGCTGGCGGTGCTTTGACAATCGCTAACGACGCCGTTGAGCAAGCTATGATTGCAGACGACGCAGTTGGTGCTGATCAATTAGCTGCAAACGCTGTTGTTAACGCTTCTATTGCTTCTAACGCTGCAATCGACTTAAACAAGATTGATGGTGGATCGGCTGACAATTCTTTATCTGATCTTGCACAAACTGACTTGCTTTATGCAGGTGATGTTGATGATTCAAACGAAATTAAGAAAATCACTTTCTCTGACTTTGAAGATGCAATCTTCGGAAATGTTTCTGGTGATGCAACCATCGCTGCTGGCGGTGCTTTGACAATCGCTAACGCTGCTGTTGAGCATGCTATGCTTGCTAATGATGCAGTTGATGGCGATAACATTGCTGACGATTCTGTTAACTCTGAGCATATCGTTCTTGGTGCTTTGGATGCTGAACACTATTCTTCTGGCTCCATTCAAACTGGACACATCACTGACAACGCAGTAACCTTGGCTAAAATGGCTGGTCTCGCTCGTGGTAAGTTTATCGTAGGTGACGCTTCTGGCGACCCATCTGCGCTTTCTCTTGGCTCTGATGCCCAGATGCTTATTTCTGACGGGAGTGACCTTGCTTATGTTAGCCTTAGTGGTGATGTTTCCATTGCAAACAATGGTGCAGTAACAATTGCTGCAAATGCAGTTGAAGGCTCCATGCTTAACAGCAATGTTGCTGGTTCTGGTCTTGACTATGGCTCAAACGAGCTTTCTGTTGATGTTTCTGACTTCATGGCAAATGGTGCAAATAACAGAATTGTTACTGCAACTGGAACTGACGCTATGAATGGTGAAGCTAACTTGACTTTTGATGGCTCTGCCCTTGCTGTTGTCGGAACTGTTTCCGGATCAAGCACCCTTCATGCAGTAGGTGCAATAACAGGTGGAAGCACACTTGCTGTTTCTGGTACTGCAACATTGCAAGCTGTGAATGCACAGGCTTTAACCGCGACAAGCGCAACTCTTAGTGGAGATCTCTCTTCTTCTTCCGGGGCACACTTTGTCGGAGCCCTGTCTTGTATCGGGAACTTTGAAGCTACTGGTACTGTTAAGGCAGTAAGTCACCTTATCGCCGGAGGAAACACAATTAAGGACGGTTCCGGAAATACTGTTATCGGTTTTGACGGAGCTGGAAACGGCGGATTCGACGCTAACTTTACTGTTGGTGGCGGCTTCGGCTCTACTGGTGTAACTATCAGCAGCGCTGGTAGCATTCAAGCCGATGGCAGCTTAACCGTTACAGACGCACAATTTGGTGGCGGGTATGGTTCCTCGGGACTCTCTATCTCCAATGCAGGTGTGATTCAAATGGACGGAGGACTTACTGCTGGTTCTGACGGCGCTGGTGTTAATTTTAAAGTTTTCGGTGCTGCCGCAAATGAGTTCCTGTCTTACGATGCATCCACCAACTTGTTGCAACTCAACAGTAGCGGTGGAGACACAATCGTTTCTCTTGGCGGTGATGCTACCTCTGAATTTGCTGTTGATGTTGGCAACGGATCAAACAACCAGAACAAGATCCGTGCTGCTGCATTCGTCACCTATTCGGATGAAAGCCTTAAGGAAGATGTCGCTTCTATGAGCAACACTGCACTTGATACTGTTATGTCCTTGAATGGCGTTGAGTTCACTTGGAAAGATTCTGGCGAAAGAGACTTTGGTTTCATCGCACAAGATGTCCAATCTGTTCTTCCAAAGGCAGTTCACACTGCTGAAAATGGAGTTCAAGGGGTTGACTACTCAAGACTCACTTCTATTCTTGTTGAGGCTGTTAAAGCACAACAAGTTCAGATCGAAGACTTGAAAAAAGCCCTCAAGAAGTAATACTTTTTGATAACCGAGGGCAGGGGTTTACGGGCTCCTGCCCTCACCTTTATCTACTTATATTATGAAGATCGTATCCAGAAAAGACATTTTAGAGTATGTAAAAGCAACTGACAAAGACTATCGTGTCGAAGATAATGTCATATATGCGAAAAAAGCCTTCCTAGTCAACACTGTTATTCAATGGTGCCTATATCAAGTAAATACCAAAAGAATGAATCCCGGCGAAATGAACTTTTATTTGCAAGCAATATCCTCTTTTTTAGACGGCAAGGCGGATATTTATTGGGATGAAAAAGATAACCTTGTGATTTCTTAAGACAAAGTTTGTTTTTTTGGATCTTTTGCTCTTAAAGATACTAATTATAACTGGAAAATTATTCTTTTTTACGCAATTTATTCAGGAGATTAAAAAATGTCATCTATGTTAGACCAAGCGATTGTAGACGCAGCGGCACTTAAAGAAGCTGCTATTAAAAATGCTGAAACAACTATAATAGAGAAATATTCACAAGAAATTAAAGAAACTGTAGATTCTATTTTGGGCGAAGATGTAGAAGAGGAAGCCCAATTCGCAGCTTTAGATGCGCCTCCTGCCCAAGAACCTGATTCATTTATGCCCTCCGACGAAAACGATATGGGAGCGGGGGTTCTTGAATTAGACCTGACCGCTTTAGAGGATATGGCAAGATCAGCCGTGGCTGAAGAGATGGGCGAAAGTGTTGAGGATATGACTGAGCATGAAACCCTCGCCGATGACATCGCGGCAGCCGAGGGAATGTCAGATAACGATCATGTTCCGGGAAATATAGATGAAGAAATTGATTTAGGTAATTTGTTTGAATCTGGAGAAGAAGTAGAAATTTCAGAGGAACAACTAAAAGATATCGTAGAGAAACTAACTCTTGATTTCCACCCAGAAAAAACAGGCTGGTTAGAAAAGCCACAATATGAGACTCGTCAAGCAGAGCTTGAGGCTGAGGCTCTCGCTGCCCATGATGACAGCAGTGATGAAGAGGTGGACAAACTTAAGGAGGCATTAGCGCTTTCTAAAAAACAAAATAAAATCCTTGAGAAAAACATGAAAAAAATGAGCGAAGGCATGAATGAGATGAAAGCCTTTGCCAACAAGGTAAAAGATACTTTAAGTGAAGTTAACCTACAAAATGCTAGGTTACTTTATACAAACAAGGCTTTGAGTAGCGACTCGTTGAATGGGCGACAAAAAGATAAAATTGTCGAAGCTATTTCAAAATCTAAAACAGTTGAAGAGGCAAAAGTAATTTATGAAACCCTTCAGGGCGCAGTGGGCGAGCACAGGAAATCAAATCGTGCTCCAAAATCACTTAGCGAGGCGGTGACAAAGCGTTCTTCAGCTTTGCTTAAAGGCAGCGAGGCTAAACCTACAAGGGATCCTAAGTTGGATCGCATGAAGCGTTTGGCTGGTATTAATTAAACTATAAAAAGGAGAAATAAAACTATGTCAGTTTTAGAAAAATTAACAGAAGGTATCGTTAATCGTGATCTCCAGAAGGAAGGTGCTGCCCTGCTTGCGAAGTGGGAAAACACTGGTCTTCTTGAGGGATTGGGTAACGAGCGTTCTAAAGACGCAATGGCTCGTTTGCTTGAAAATCAAGCGAAAGAGCTTCTTAGAGAAGCAGCATCTGCCATGAATCAGGGCGATGTTGAAGGTTTTGCATCTGTTGCATTTCCTATCGTTCGCCGTGTTTTTGGCAGCTTGATTGCTAATGATCTTGTCAGTGTTCAGCCTATGAGCCTCCCATCGGGACTCATCTTCTTCCTTGACTTTACTTATGAGAGAGGCGAGGGAGCGGCAGGTGCTGTAGCCAATGAATCGATCTACGGTGGAGATAAGGTCGGTCAGCAAATCACAGGTGGTGTTGATCTCGGCATGACCTTGGATTCTGATGACTTTAGCCCAGAAAAAGGCTTTTATGCCCTTAACAACGGGTACTCATCTCCAACGGGCTCGGTAACCACAACTGATGGTAGTGCTTTGACTTTTCTTGAGAAAACAAACAACTATCCACAGGAGCATGATACAAATGTGGCAAAGCTCGCACAGTACGACCCAGACATTCCTTCCGGATCGGCAGTTGTTGTTGCACAAGTGGCTAAATCAACCTTGGTGACTTCCAATGGATCTAGAATGAACTTCGACAATCTTATCGGACTCGATATCACTTTGGCAACCTCTGGTTCACACCAAGAGCCTGCAAGATTGGTTAGAAGATTAACTTCTTTTGCCACTGGTTCTAATCAAGCAACACTTAATTTGGTATTTGTTGCGACAGCTTCCACTGGAACTGCTGATAAGATTCACGCAGCAGTCACTGGATCTAACTCAGTTGTTAAGAGCTTCTTCATCGAAGACAACTTCAATGGAACTCCTGCGGCAGCCGCAGCAGATGCATTAGGTGTTGTTGCTGGTAAGGAAGACTGGGGACTTGAAAACGAAGGTTCAATTCCAGAGCTTAACATCAAAGTTGATTCTGTCAGCGTGACAGCTGTCACCAAAAAGCTCAAGGCTAAGTGGACACCAGAATTGGGACAAGATCTCAATGCTTACCATAACCTTGATGCAGAAGTTGAGCTTACAAGCATTCTTTCTGAGCAAATCGCTCTTGAGATCGATAGAGAAATCCTCAAGGACCTCATTGCAGGCTCCACAGCAGGAACTCTTTACTGGTCTAGACGCCCCGGTAGATTCCTCACCAGAGACACGGGTGAGCAAGTTGGTAAAGAAGGTGCAACCACTTATGCCAACGAGTCACTCTTCGGTGCTGACTTTACTGGTACAGTTTCTGAGTGGTACGAGACCCTTGTTGAAACCATCAACGATGTTTCGGCTCAAATCCACAGAAAGACTCTTCGCGGCGGAGCAAACTTTGTTGTTTGTTCACCAGAAGTTGCGAACATTCTTGAGTTTACTGCTGGATTCCGTGCAAGTGTTACCGCTGATTCCGAGAGAGGAACAATCGGTGCAGTTAATGTCGGAAGCTTGAGTAAGAAATGGGATGTATATGTAGATCCTTACTTCCCGAGAAATGTTATTCTCGTGGGTAGAAAAGGTGGATCGTTCCTTGAGAGCGGATATGTGTACGCACCATATGTACCACTTCAGGTAACTCCAACTATCTTCGGTGTAGAGGACTTCGTACCTCGTAAGGGTGTCATGACCCGTTATGCCAAGAAGATGGTTAGACCTGATATGTACGGTCTTGTTATCTGTAGAGATCTTAACGGTTAATCCAAGTAGATCTTAGCTAACGCAAAGAGCCTCGTCATTTATTTGGCGGGGCTTTTTTCTTTTCTGCTGCTTTAAACGCTGTCCGAGACTAATTATAGATAGCGTATTTTATTTTAAATTAAGGAGATCTAAAACATGGCTCTTCCAACTTTGACACCGGCTAGCAACACAAGTGTGTCCATTTTGCCCATAACTGGCGCACACTCAAATGTTAATTCTGAGTCGAACCCACTACCATATGGGATATACATAACAAAAGCATCTACGACTGCGGCATCCAACGCCTTTGTCTCGGGTGCAGTTGATCAGGTTGCCTATGTTTTTAGCAAGTTAGGCGGCGATATATTAGATGTTGAACTCTCTGAACACCAAGTGTACGCTGCCTATGAAGAGGCTTGTTTGGAGTATTCTTATATTGTTAATGTGCATCAAGCAAAAAATACAGTTGGCAGCTTACTTGGCAACCCGACAGGTGCTTTTGATCAAGACGGAGAGATGATTAGTGGAAATTCTTTAAGTGGCTCCAACATAGAGACAAAATATCCAAGATTCAACTTTGAATACGCAAAAAGAGTTGGAAATACACTCGCAACTGAGGCGGGTTTTGGTGGAGATGTTCCAATATATTCGGCGTCTTTTGACACAACTGTTGGTCAACAGGATTACGACTTGCAACAAATTATATCGGGATCATCAGCCTTATCATCTAGTTTTCCATATTACAACAAAGTGGGGGATAAGAAAGTAACTATCAAGAAGGTTTTTTACAAAACACCCCAAGCTATGTGGAGATTCTATGGTTACTATGGCGGCTTAAATACAGTCGGAAATCTCTCTTACTACGGACAATATGCAGATGATTCTACCTTCGAAGTCATACCAGTGTGGCAAAATAAATCACAAGCTATGGCATTTGAGGACGCGATATATACCAGAATATCACATTTTTCATATGAACTAAAAGACAACAAATTAAGAATATTCCCTGACTCAACCAGCATCTCCCCGACAAAAATGTGGGTCGAATTTAGCGTTCAGACAAGCGCATGGGATGAAAATGGAGAACTAGACACAGGCAACAACGGTATCAACAACATGAATACCTTGCCTTTCGAGAATATTGAATATCTAAATATAAATTCTATAGGCAAGCAATGGATTAGAAGGTTTGCTTTGGCTGTATGCAAGGAAATGTTAGGAAACATCAGAAGCAAATTTGCAACGCTGCCAATACCCGGAAATAATGTTACACTTAATGGACCAGCTTTGGTCTCGGAGGGTAAGGCAGAACAAACTGCCTTAAGAGATGAGTTAAAGCAGGTGTTAGATGAAATGACATATCCAAAATTAGTAGCACAATCAGCAGAGGTAATAGAAAATACAACTAAAACAGAGCAAGGCGCACCCTTGCCAGTATTCGTGGGGTAAGTAAGAAGTGGCAAAAAAGAACAAATGGGATCAGCCATCAACTCCGCCTCCTCCTCTCTTTACGGGGAAGAAGGAGAGGGATTTAGTTAAAAAGATCAATGACGAAATTATCGAAAGAGTCATTGGTCAGACCGTTATGTACTATCCAATTAGTTTAGATCACACAAACTTCCACCCTCTTTATGGTGAAGCCATAAAAAAGACTTTTTTGCCACCAATTAGAGTTCATGCTTTAGTTCAATGGCAAGGAATAGAGTCCACAAACACCAACATTGGTATAGATAAAAGGTCTTCTATTGATGTATTTTTTCACAAAAGAAGATTGGTGGAAGATCAAGATTTATTTGTTAGAGAAGGAGATTTCGTTCTTTATGGAACTTTTCTATATGAAATACTATCCTTGAATGAACCAAAAGAAATATTTGGTCAAGTGGATCACAAAATGGAAATATTAGCAAAATGTAAGAGAGCTAGAAGGGGGGTTTTCGATGCCACATGATGATAAATATAGAGACCTGCCACCAGAATCAGAGGCTAAAGAATATCCATCGGGCTTGGTAGATTTGAGCTTTGCCCCATCAACACTTGAAACGATAGATTACTCAATTTTTGATTACATGGATAAAGAAATAAACTTTCATGTTACAACGAATAAGGGTTTTGAGAAAGTTCCAATTATATGGGTGGCTAGTGAGAGATCACATCAAGTAAAAAATAAAAAAGAACTTAGAGATGATGAGGGTGCGATCATAATGCCAGTCATAACTATAGAGCGCTCCTCTGTCGCAAAAAGCCTTAGAGTTCGAGGCGCATATTATGGCGGTCAATTCATCAACAATGATGAAAAAGGTGGCTCCCTAGTTATCGCTAGAAGAATAAAACAAGATAAAACTGCTAACTTTAACAATGCCGATCAAAACAGAAAATACCCAACTTCGACCACAAGCACAGGACCTAAATTTATTCGTAGAACTGACCAGAGAAAAGTTGTTTATGAGACAATATCAATTCCCCCAATAGTGTATGTTGATATCACATATCAATTAACTTTAAGAACAGAATACCAACAGCAAATGAACGAGTTGGCGCAAGTGTTTGCAACAAGACCGGGAATCATAAATCATCTTTTATTTAAACGAGACGGACACAGATATGAGGCTTTTGTGCAGGACAACTTTGCACAGTCAAACAACATTTCTGCAATGGATAACGAAGAGAGAAAGTTTGAAACAAAAATAGATATAAAAGTTTTGGGATATTTAGTGGGCGAAGGATTGAATGACGAGAGACCAAAGTTCGCTATTAGAGAAAACGCTGTAGAGGTTAAATTTCAAAGGGAGAGAACTGTTTTTGGAGACTCTCCAGAGTATTCGGGTGACGGCAAACTTCGAGGCGAAAATCCATATTCTTCAGATAGAACTGGATATATTGAATAATTTTGTCCTTTCTAGTTGCTCCTTACTATTTATTAAAGAAAAATTGTTTTTATTTCAAGATAATATATAAGGAGACTCCAAACAATGTCAGCAAAGAACTTCAAGTTTGTTTCCCCCGGTGTTTTTATTAATGAGATTGATAACTCTCAGTTGCCAAAGTCAGCACCACCAGTGGGGCCAGTCGTTATCGGTCGTTTTAGAAGGGGACCAGCATTTTTACCTACAAGGGTAGAATCTCTATCAGAATTAATAGAAATATTTGGCGAACCAATAAGAGGGCAAGAAGCTAGCGATGTTTGGCGCGGCGGAATCCCAACAGCACCAACATTTGGAGCATACGCAGCCGCAGCATGGCTTAAGAACGGGGCTCCATTGACCGTTGTCAGAATTCTGGGAGATCAACACCCTACAATCGGAACAGCAACAGATGACTCCGCAGCGGGGTGGAAGATGGGATCGACACCAGCAGCCCAAGGAAATCCGGGAGGTGCTTATGGGCTCTTCTTGATTAACTCTGGGTCCTCTGCGGGGGCTGGAGCCACTGGGTCATTTAACGGAGTTTTGGCTGCTACATGGTATTTTGATCAAGGTGGATTAATTCTATCGGGTAGCATCGCAGGTGCATCAAATACTGTAGTATCTGGATCTGGAGTTTTGATTGAATCTGAAACGGCAAGCTCTAGTCCCGGCTATACATTTACAGCAGAATTGTTTGCCAGTGGAACTCACGGCGAAGGTAGTGCCTCTGAAGTGGTTAGGTTT